GGTATTACAGAGAGGTTTACGAAATGGTGGAAATCCTCAAGGCAGAGGGCAGAATTGCAGATACCCTTGAGGACAACATCGAGCAGACCTACCTCAACTGCTTCATCGACTACGCAGACGAGGAGACTATTACAAAGCTGGAAAACTTCTTGAGAATAGGACTGAACAAGAGCCGTTCACTTGAGGAACGCAGGCGACTTGTGAAGTCCTATTTTGTTGGCTTTGGCAAAGTTTCAGCCTCAATGCTTGCAGAAATGATTACAAGCTACACCGGGGCAGACGTGGAGGCAAGATTTGAGCCGGAGGACGAGGAGGGCAACAACGTCCTATATATCAACTTCCAGAGAGGCAGCGAGCCGACGCTCTATATGAGCGACATCAATCTGCTGTTAAGCAAGAAGATACCGGCCCATATAAAGTGGCAGGCAGCGGTGACATACCGCTTTCCGATAGGCGCAGGAGTGCGCAGGACGCACCACAGCCACGATTACGAATTTTGTGGGACAAAGCCCTACCCTGTTCTTATCGCCTCTATTTCGGGCGCAGAGACAGTCACAGAGGCTATTGCACAAAATGTTACAGCAACTTATCCGGCCAGCAGGCAGAGCGGCGTAGAGGCAGAGGCAGGAACAACGCCGGGCATTGGTACGCTGGCGCATATTGACGTGATTGACACGGTATCGGGAGCAAGCGCAACCGAATGCAGTGTTGATTATATCCCTTGTGGGACGATTTTCACATCACAGTAAGGAGGTAAAAACATGGCATTTTGGACTGACATCTTTATGAACAAAGTCCGTGAGGACTGGCTCAAGAAGATTGTTAAAATCCAGTATTGCGCCGGAGGAACGTGGTACGACGCTCAAATCACGAGCAAGACCATCGAGGGCAATACGCTGAAAATCTTGAGCCAGACGACGGACAGCAAAGCCCTCACCATTACGAGCGTCCGCCTCATTGACGTAGGCGGAGACGTGGCCGGGCAGATTTCCGAGAACATCACAAAACAGGCCACGCAGGGCGTAATTACCCTTTGGGAATTTCCGCTCTATGAAATCACGGCATAAAAGGAGGTGAAGAAAGTATGTATAAAAATTTACCGTGGCTCGACCACGCAGTAACCCCGGAGCGCACCTACAAAATGGTGCAGAACAACGACGGGACAGTAACGCTCACACCTGCAGGGACGGTTGTTCAGCAGGGTACAAATATGAGCGCAGCCAATTTCAATAACATCGAAATGGGTATGACAGACCACGACCTCGCTATTCAAATTCTCGCAATGCTTTTGCGCAGCATTGTAGATAGGACAACCGACAGCGAGGACGACATCGAGAAACTGACAGCTAATATCCTTGCAGAGGTAACACCAGAGGAGGCGACCGTCACACTGACGAACAGCCTGCGCTATCCTTTGAACGGCAGCGCAAAGAGTGTGAGCCTCACCAAAAACAGAGCCACAAAGAATTACACGGTAGAGGCAGAGGTCACAAGCACAGACGGAAACGTCGGCGAAATTGAGGTCACAGACAAGGCTCTGAACGGCTTTAAGATTGCCTTTACAGGAAGCGCAAAGAATGTGACCTTGAAAATCAAAATCAGAGGAGGAATTATCGCATGAAAGTAATCGAGATTAACGAGGGTGCAAAAATCCCTTACGAAGTCACCGGGAAAAAGGTATGCTTCGACGACGACCTCACAATCAATATTGCCAAGAGGCAGGAGGACTGGCCCGTACACATCGACGTTTGCACCGACAAAGACGGCGCACTCGTAATCGGAATGGGAAGCGGCAACTACTATGTTGCGCAGATTGATATTCCGGCCAGAGAGTACACGCAGCCGGAGGACGACGAGGAGCAGACAGAGGCAGAGGGCGAAAGCAGCAAGGCACAGCCAGAGCCTATTCCACTTGACATGGACGACGTTACGCTCACCCTTTGGGCGTTGGAAAATTACAGCGAGTAAGAGGAGGAAAACACTATGAGTAATTTTGATTTATCGAGCCTTGCGCTCAAGTCGGCATTCCCGACCAACAAAATTCTGACGGACGACAAGGGACTTCCGTCTGTAATGGTTTACGTCCCTAAATTTAAGATGTCACAGGTTATTGACGGAGCGAGCGACAGCGTACACCCGGCATTCATCGTGAACGGCGTAGAAAAGAGCGGTATCTATATTTCTAAGTACCAGAACATCGTCTACAACAGCAGGGCATACTCCCTCCCCGGTGAAGACCCGAAAGCAAGCATTACAGCAGACACGGCTCGTACCTACTGCGAGAACAAGGGCGCAGGCTGGCACATGATGTCGGCTATCGAATGGGGCGCAGTCGCTTTGTGGTGCAAGAAAAACGGCTGGCTTCCTTGGGGCAATAACAACTACGGCAAAGACACAAGAGAGACGATGTATAAAGGCATTCCGGCCACCTTTGAAAGCGACGGACGCACGGCACATATCCTCACAGGCACAGGCCCGGTAGAGTATTCGCATAACAAGCAGCTCGACGGCATTTACGACCTTAACGGCAACGTATGGGAGTGGAGCGACGGCATGAGACTTGTCAAGGGAGAGCTGCAAATCCTTGAGAACAACAACGCAGCCGACAGCAGCAACCTCAAGACAGCGGCCTCCGCAGCTTGGAAAGCCATTGACGGCACTACGGGCGAGCTTATTACCCCGAACGGCAGCGGAACAACTACCAACAGTTTGAAGCTGGATTTTGTGAGCAGCAAGTGGAAGTGGGTTACTGGTACTCTTAGCAGCCAGAGCGACAGCTCACGCAGCGCAACATTCGCAAGCACGACAGCCGACACAAACATCTGCGACGCAGCGAAAGAAATTCTCTACGCACTCGCTATGCTGCCGGATAGCACCACATTTGACTATGAGGGCGATTATTTTTACGCCAACAACGGCGCAGACGAGCGTTTCCCGTTGCGTGGTGGCCGCTGGGACAGCGGTGCGTATGCCGGGGTGTTCAGTACGAGCTTGAGCGACCCTCGCTCTGGTTCCAGCACGCGCGTCGGCTTCCGCTCCGCTTTTTATGAATAACTGCAAACTGGTTACTGAATAACTGACGGGGAGGGCGATAGCCCTCCCTATATTTTGTGAGCAGAGGAGCAGCTATGGCATACAACGAACAGAATTACAGCAAGGAAACGACGAGTTTTATTCTGAAAGAAAAGATTGCCGACATGATGAAGTACGGCAAGCAGGCGGTAGCAAATTTTCCTCGGCGAGAAAGACAGACGGCGGACGAGATAAAACAGTCAATGCTCACCATGTACCGACTGGCGATTATGGTTGAGAAGAAATATTACAAGAAAACAACACTCCAAGACCTCGATATTGAATTGGACGTATTGCGACACCTTATAAGGCTGGCGCAGGACAAAGACTACTACGGGCAGAACGTAGCACCGCCTTTATCGTTCAAGAAATACGAGTATTGGAGCGGACTGTTGAACGAAATCGGACGCATTATTGGCGGATACATGAAATACGCCAAGTGAAAACATGGGGAGCAGGCCGGATAGCGTTTCCCGTTTCGTGGTGGCCACTGGAACAACGGTGCGTATGCCGGGGTGTTCAATACGAACTTGAACAACCCTCGCTCTAATTCCAACACGAACATCGGCTTCCGCTCCGCTCTGCGACTATGCCGGACATGGAGGTGCGTATCTCAAGGGATTGCACCCGGAGCATAGCCCCAAAGGGGTCGGCTTCCCTCCTGCGGCCAGTACAGGCCAAAGGAAAAGATTATATTGCCGTGAAAACGCCCTAATGAGGCATGAAAGGAAGTGTGGAACAGCCGCAGCCACAGGACGAGGCGGAAACGTCACGCACGGCGGAAATGGAGGACTGGATATGAGCGGCATATCAGAAGAAACACTGGGTATGGTGATACTCGACGACGTTTACGACAGGATTTGCGACTACGAGGGGCTTTATCAATCACACATTGAAGCGAGAAAAGGCAAGCGATACCGGGACGACGTGATGTTGTTTACGGACAGGCTGGAAGAAAACCTTATTGAGCTTCAAAATGAGCTGATTTGGCAGACCTACAAAGTAGGCAAATACAGACCATTTTACGTCAGAGAGCCAAAGTTGAGACTTGTAATGGCGTTGCAATACCGAGACAGAGTAGTGCAGTGGGCAATATACAGACAGTTATACCCATTCTACGACAAAATGTTTATCGAGGATAGTTACGCCTGCAGGCGAGACAAAGGAACGCACAAAGCGGCGGACAAGCTGCAATACTGGTTGCGGCAGGTCAGCCGAAAGCCCGGTAATTGGTATTATTTGAAGCTGGATATATCCAAATATTTTTACAGGGTAGACCACCTTGTATTACTGGAAATTTTGGGGCGCAGGATAAAAGACCAGCGCCTCATGCGGCTTCTTTCAGAGATTATAAATAGCGAGGACACTCGTTTTGGGCTTCCGGCAGGCATGAGCCCGGAAGAATGCCCGGAGGAGGACTGGCTCGACGATGTGGGTATGCCGATAGGAAACCTCACGTCACAGCTTTTTGCAAATATTTATCTGAATGAGCTTGACCAGCTTTGTAAGCACGAGCTTCACCTCCACTACTATATCCGATATATGGACGATGTGATAATACTTTCCGACATCAAGGCGGAGCTGGCAGAGATAAAACGGATAATCGAGGAATTTTTGAACGATTATTTGCACCTCGACCTCAATAACAAGACCGCCATACGGCCATGTGAGAGCGGAGTTGATTTCGTTGGCTATCGGATATGGGCGACCCACAGGAAAATGAAGAAACAGACAGCAAGAAAGATTATTCGCAAAGTGAAGTGGATGTGTGAGCAGGTGGCGGCAGGAGAAATGAGCAAAGAGCAGTTTGAACGCAGGGCAGCGTCGTACAAGGGAATTTTTCAGCATTGCGACAGCTACGGTCTGCGGAATAGGCTTAATGAGATTTATTCCCGGTACAGCAAAACGCCGGAGGATCAAGTGGAGGGGACACAGGCTATGGAGCAGCAGAGAACAGAACAGACACCACAGGCAGGGCGCAAGTGTTACGACTGCGCACATTTTTATCAGTATTGGTTTTGCGGCTATGGGGCTTGTATGTGTAAGGTATACGGCTCTTTAGATGTAGACCAGAGCGTCCGACATCCGGATAAGTCGGCAGCGACTTGCCCGGATTTCAAATCAAAGTAATACGGAAGGAGGAGAGGCAAGATGGACGACGCTATCTCAAGGGCTGAGCACGAGGAGTTCCGCAAGCGTATCGAGGAGGAAAACCACAGGCAGAATAGGAGGATTGACTTGTTGGAGGAGAACGTGAGGCAGTTTGGCGCACTCACGGCCTCGGTCGAGAAGTTAGCCTCTAACATGGAAAGCATGGTAAAAGAACAGGAAAAGCAGGGAAAACGTCTCGAAATCCTTGAGGGACGAGACGGCGAAATGTGGCGCAAAGTCGTAGGGTATATCGTAACGGCAGTTATCGGAATTATCATCGGCTTTGTTTTCACGCAGCTTGGAATGTAGGAGGAAAGGCATGAAAGGCGAAAAAACGCCTCCCTCCAAGAAGTCTCCCCAAAAGAAGGGCCTTGGAACAATGGATATTATACTCGTGATAGTTGGGATTTGCCTTCTGGCGTTCACGATTTCAATGATACAGCTGTTCCGGGAGTATGGAGCAGTCCCGGACACGCTTATTACTTGCGTTTTTGCGGCACTCGGAGGCGAGTGCGGAATAATGGGCTGGATAAAGACCACCAAAGACCGCAACAGGGAGCGCACATGGGAGGTAGAGGACAGGCAGGAAGCCAAAACAGAGGCGGCCAGCGAGGAGCAGCCGTCGAATAATTTGTAAGGAGGTACTATATGGGACTTACAGGCAGCACGAACGAGGAAAAGATATGGAATTACCTTGTCGGGAAAGGGTTGAGCAAGCACGGCGCAGCCGGGCTAATGGGAAACCTTTACGCAGAGAGCGCACTCAATCCGCAGAATTTGCAAAACAGCTATGAGAGCAAGCTCGGCTACACCGACAACAGCTATACAGCAGCAGTTGACAGCGGCTCTTATAGCAATTTCACCAAAGACAGCGCAGGCTACGGCCTCGCTCAATGGACGTATTGGAGCAGAAAACAGAATATGCTTGAGTTTGCACGAGCCGCAGGCAAGTCTATCGGGGACTTGGAAATGCAGCTCGATTTTTTGTTCAAGGAATTGAGTGAGAGCTACAAGAGCGTTTTGACAGTCCTTAAGGCGGCAGCGACCGTAAAGGCAGCCAGCGACAGCGTATTGCTTAACTACGAACGCCCGGCAGACCAGAGCGACACAGTAAAAACAAAGAGGGCCAGCTACGGTCAGACCTACTACGACAAGTACGCAGGGACAACCACGACGCAGGTCGGAAATGGAGGCACTACTATGAAAGATTTACAGGCAAGGCAGAAGTATGTAAACCTTGCTATCAGCTATTTTGGTTGCAAAGAGAGCGACGGTAGCCACAAGAAAATCATCGACTTATACAACAGCCATAAGCCGCTCGCAAGAGGCTACGCAGTAAAGTACACCGACGCTTGGTGCGCCACCTATGTTTCGGCAATGGCAATCGGTGCAGGATTGACAGATATTATCCCGTTGGAATGCAGCTGCGCAAAGTACATCGAGCTTGCAAAAAAGGCCGGGATTTGGGTTGAGAATGACGCTTATGTGCCGACGGTTGGCGACATTATTCTCTATGACTGGCAGGACGGCACGAACTACGCTACGACGGATAACACAGGAGAGCCAGACCACATCGGTATTGTCGTGTCTGTTAGCGGTAGCACTATTAAAGTTATTGAGGGTAACATCAGCGACAGCGTTGGCTATCGCAGTCTTCAGATAAACGGCAGATATATCCGTGGTTTTGTTACGCCGAAATACAGCAGCAAAGCAACGACAGCCAGCACGACTACGGTGGCTGCTAGAAGTTCCGTTACCGCAAAGACCTACACGGTCAAAAAGGGAGACAGTCTCTGGTCGATTGCTGCGAAGCAGCTTGGAAATGGAAGCAGATACAAGGAAATCAAGACGCTTAACGGACTTGTCAGTGACACCATTCACGCCGGACAAGTCTTGAAGCTCCCGAACTAAGGAGGACAGGAATATGAAAGAATTGCTCACGCAGTTACTTATTGCGGTTATCACGGTTAGTACGCCGATTATAACGGCGTATCTTGTGAAACTGATTAACAAAACAGCAGAAAATGCAACGGCGGGCGCTGATGACATCAAAGTGAAAGGCTATATTGAGGAAATTGCGAAGGCAATCACTGACGCTGTTTCAGCTACCAGCCAAACATACGTAGACGCTTTGAAGCAAGCTGGGAAGTTCACGAAAGAGGCGCAGGCAGAAGCAGCACAGAAGGCGCTTACAGCTTGCCTTGCTTCCATTAGTCCGACGGCGCAGGCATTTATTGAAAATGTCTACGGAGATTCGGTGGACTATTTAACTACAAAAATCGAATCGGAGGTGCGAAGGCAGAAAATCGAAGCTCCGGCTACACTTGCGTTGCCAGTGCAGACGGCTATTAGCCAGCTTGACGTAGAGACGAAAACTACGGAAAATTAACGGAACATGACGAAAGCCTTGACGATGATACTATGATTTATGAAAGCCGCCGGGATAAGGCCACCTAAACGGCGGATAGCCCCTCTCATGGAGAAATCTGTGGGAGGGGCTTTATTTTTTTTGCCCGGAAGCAGGAAAAAGTCAACAAACTGTATACAAAAATTGAAAAAAAATATCCCAAAAAGTAACAAAAATTCTGTTAAATGGTTGACTTTGCCCCTAAAAGGGGCTATAATATAATTACAATCAAGAAAACATAGAACGAACGACCCAGAACGTAGCAGGAGGGAAACACCATGAAAAGACAGTATGTTGTAACACTCAGAAATACAAACCAGAAGTTAAGCCAAACACTTCGTTATCTTGCAAGTGTAAACCATGGATATGCAAACAAATCAACAGAAATTAAAGACGCAATGGTGTTTAGCACTAAGGCAGAGGCAAGGCAAGAAATTTGCAAAATTGGTAAAAACAATCTTTACCATACTGATGTAAATATCATTTTGTTATAAGGAGGAATCGAACATGGCAGCAACCAAAGAGCAGGAGCTCAAGGCATTGGAGAAAATCAGAAAAATTGTAGAGGAGCTTGGAACTGACAGCTATATTGCAATGGCATTCGAGGGGTGCTTCGAGATTGCAGAGGATAATATCGGAAATGACTTCGGCTGCAGTATGAAGCAGAGAGCAGAAAAGGCAGAGGAAACCGCTGAATATTTCCGGCAGGCTGCTAACAACTTCTCTGCAGAGGCGGACAAGCTCCGCGAGGAGAACGAGAAGCTCAAGGCAAAGATGTTGACTACCGCAGAGGTCGGAGCAATCAATGCAATACTTCGTCATTCAAAACTCGAGGCAGCAAGCGAAGCGGATAGAGCCGCAGAGAGAATTGTGGAGATGGCAGATAACCCGGATAGCGCAGAGTTCAGACAGGCGGTACAGGATAACAGACAGGGCAAGAAAAGAATGGCGGAATGTGAAACCCTCATTCAGAGACTTCTCGAAACGATGAAATAATTTTATATTGAAACGCCCCAAAACGGGGCGTTTGGCATACCTGCCGGGGGCGGTAAATTCAAAAAAAGCGAGGTAAAGAAAAATGAGTACAATTCAAATTTATTTAGATAGAGACGGCGGCCATCTTGGAAGCAGCGATTATTGCGCCATTATTTTCAGAGCTGGAGATGTGATGAAATGCTATGACTCCGACGAATTGAGCGAAGATTGGGGTGAAGAATTTGCCCGGCATGCGCAGGACGGCGATATAGAAGAGCTTGCAGAGTTTATTACGAAACTGGTTGTTGCTGGCAAGATTGATTCATTCGACAACTGGGGCAGAATGGAGCTTGATTTTAACGATTACTGGGCTGATTATCAAAATGATGTTGACTATAACCCGAATCGCACCCATCAAATATATTTTGTGACCGAATACGAGGAATAAACCGATAACAGTACAATAGGAGGACTGAACTATGAGCGAGTACAGAGAAATGAGAGAGAGGCAGCACAAGGAATTTAACACATTTCCGATTATGTTCGCATTTTCTCAAAAGCAGTTTGAGGAGGGCATGAGGCAGCTTGGTCTTACCCCGACGGACACGGATAAGGTCTACAAGACGGTTGGCGGTGGCTTTTACCGTAAAGAGGACAGTCCAAAGCTGAAAGAAATGATGGACAGATTCGACCGGGAGCTGCAGGAAGCTATCGCTGCGGATAGTACCGGGGACGAATTTATCTACAAGATGTTTTATGCAGAGCTGGTCGACCACGAATTTGGCTACACAGAGGATTTTGAGGAGACGCTGGACACGCTCGGCTACACATGGGAGCAGATACAGGCAAACAGCCGCCTCAAGCATGGACTTGAGAAGGCGGTCAGTGAAATTCACAGAATGGAGGAGTGGTAATGAAAGCGCAGGCATTCAGATATTACAGAGGCAGCAGGGATAGCCGAGAGGCGATTGAGATTGACCTCGCCAAAGGGGACGGAACGTACATTACAACTTGCGTCGTCGATGTGGATTTGCTTCTCCGCGGTATCAATTCGCACCCTTGCGGAAATGGAGACGACCTCAAGCTAGACCCGGAGACACATCTCAAGACCCTGCAATACCTGCAGGAGGAGCGCCGAAAACTCACAGTGGGCGTAGGTATAAAGAGTATTGACGGCCGGCTTAAAAGTGGCTTGCCGTCGTTCGAGGACTACTGCCAGCCGGGAGAACAAAAACCGTATAAATCGTTCTTCGAGGGTTGAGGCGCTTATCGAAAAAAGCGAGAGAGGAGGTGAACAAAATGGTAAAGACGAGAAAGAAAACATGGTATTGCGTTACAAGCTCTTTTGATGATAAAGGCAGGGTTACAGCAGCAATCACAGCCACGAAGGAAGCGTCACAGCAGCCGGAGAGCGGCTACAAAAGCATGAGCCAAAAAGACATCTACACGGATTGGTTTGCAAGCCTTGAGGAGGCAAGGGAAAAAGTAAAAGCCCTGCTTAATAAATAAGCAGAGCTTCACAGAAGCCAAAGAGAAAGCGGTACTTGCCACCGCTTCTCTCAATGGTATGTTTATTATATCACAGTTATTACAAAAAGGCAAGAACACGAAAGAGAGGCGATTGGTTGAAAAAAAAGATTGGTCGACCATTAAAGTCTGACACTCCACTTTCGCATGACCTCAAGGTTAGGCTTGACGACAAAACCTATTTTTCTCTACTTAGGTACTGTGAAGATTTTGAAACAGACAAGGCCTCTACGGTAAGGGAGTTTGTTAAGTCGGCCTTATACCAAAAAGGGTATTATGGCGGAGATTTAGGAGATGAAAACAAATGATTATCACAACAAGAGACGCACCGCAGAACGCAGAAATTATGCAGTACATCGGCATTGTGTACGCATACGCCCTTGATGTATCTAGTGGCAACAGAGGCTCAATGCAAACGAAATTTACAACTGATGTTTCTGGTGATTTTCTCCCCGGAAAAACCCGAAAAAGAAACGGCTAGAGACGGAATGTCGTTGTCGGAGGCTAAATCGCACTGGAATTAGGCAATTATTTCACCTTTTTCGAGGCTTTATAACAGCTTCGAGGGTGATTATTTTCGGGGAGAAAACGCTTTTTCAGTGGAGTTTCCGACCCGAAAACCGTTCCAAAACGTCCCTTTTTTCAATTTTGAAGCATTTTCCGGGGATTTCCGCACCGAAAAGGATACGGAAATCCCTAAAGTAAAGTAAAGTAAAGGAAAGGAAAGGAAAGTATATAAATAAAACTGGAGGTTATCACATGGCAAATAATTTTTACGGAAAGTGGTTTAACCGGACGCAGCCGAAACCGCTCACCTCAAAGGAGCTGTGGGAAAGGCACACAGAGCAGTTGCGCAGTATGGCTACTTCGGAATTTGGTGAATATTGCAAAAGCCGCTTCAACGTCCCAGAGGTGGAGGGTGCAGAGGAGGCATTTAATGCTGTACTAGACGAGATTTCAGACCCGGAGTTGCGAAATAAGATAGATATGGCGGCAGGAAAGATTGCATACGCCTATGAAATACTTGGATTTTGCGCAGGACATTTTTCACAGGATAGCCGGAGTGGGGTGGCAAATTTTTAGACCATTTAGTGATAACCTTAGAAGTAATACAAAGAGTTTTATATGCCGAAAAACAAACCGCAAATTGTAGATGTGCCAAGAGCGAATTATATTGCTGTTCGCGGCAAGGGCAATCCAAATGAGGAGGGCGGAGCGTATCAACAAGCAATTAGTATTTTGTATGCCGTCGCCTACACCTTGAAGATGAGTTATAAAAGTGATTATAAAATTGAAGGTTTTTTTGAATACGTTGTCCCGCCGCTTGAGGGATTTTGGTGGCAGGAGCATGTTGATGGTGTGGATTATGGCAATAAGTCTGCATTTAACTGGATTTCGGTCATCCGTCTCCCTGATTTTGTCAGCGAAAAGGATTTTGCATGGGCGGTTCAAGCTGCAACGAAAAAGAAAAAAATAGATTGCTCCTCTGCGGAGTTTTTTACAATAGAGGAGGGCTTGTGCGTACAAATTATGCACTTGGGTGCGTTTGATGATGAACCGAAAACAGTAGCTTTGCTGGACGCATATTTGCAGGAAAATGGGTATGTGAATGACTTTTCTGAAAAGCGTTTGCATCATGAAATTTATATGTCGGACGCCAGAAAGGTTGCCCCGGAAAAATGGAAAACCGTGATAAGGCATCCTATAAAGAAATGCTGACAGTTTCCCGTTTATAGGGAGCTTGACAATCCTGCTTTCAATCAGCTTGTATAAAAAACAAGATGATTTTTGTTGTATTATTGATAAATTGTAACTCTTATGATATTATGTTTTCAAAGGCTCGTAAATATTTTATAAGAATAGGAGCGGTGAAAATGAAAAAATGGCTTGGATTGCTTGCGTTGCTGCTGTGTTTTGCAATGCTGGGTTCTGCTGTGTATGCGGCGGAGACGCCCCAACTGACTTTAAACTATCTGGAAGAATATCTAAAAGGAAGCGATGCGTTTGAAACAACGCAGGCGCACTATAGCATTTCGGGGGCAAGCGACTCCGGTCAGCCTTTGACGATCAACGGAGAGGAAATCGCAAGAACGACGAGCGGTTATTTCAGCTATTATGCGGAATTGAGCGTTGGGGTAAATGAGTTTGAGATTGTAAACGGAACTGAAAGCAAGACGATTACAATTACCAGAACCGTTCCGCAAACAAGCTCCGGCTCGGACAGCAATGCCGGGGCAGCCTCGGATTCCAATACAGGCTCGGACATGGACGAGGACGGTTTCGTTGCGCTGGACGCCGTGGGCTTGGTGAACCGTAATCACCCGACTGTGCGCTCCAGAGCTGATGAAGCCAGTGATGACCTGATTGGACCTTATGTGAAGAATACGTTTGTGCATATTATTGGCAAAAATGATAAATCGGAATATTACAGGACGGCGAGTGGTGCATATTTATACTATGATTCGGTTGATTTATTGACGGACACCTCCTACACCGGGAACGTTGTGCAGTCTGTTACCGCAGAACAAAACGCAGTCGAAATCAAAATGACTCGTTCGACTGAGTATAAATGCGAGCTTACGAGTGAAGGGCTGACGCTGACCCTGTTTGACACTGACGGGACGAGCGGTGTGATTACGCTTGCGGACGGCATTGTAAAAAATATTAAAAAAGTAAGCAATTCCTCTGCCGCTGTTTACAACATTCAATTTAAAGAAAAAAACAGCGTAATCGGCTATATGTGCTATTATGACGGTGGAACTCTCCGTATTGAATTGAATAAACGGACGGTTTTAACGGATAAGTCGCTAAAAGGTGTGAAAATTGTTTTGGACGCAGGGCATGGCGGTGAGCAGTCCGGTACGCTTGGGTTGGGCGAAATCCCCGAAAAGGATATTGCGCTTGGCATAACAAATTACCTTGGTGAATATCTCACAAGTAAAGGCGCTGAAATTGTATACACCAGGAGTGATGACAGTACGGTTGCGCTGACGACAAGATCGGCAAAAATTATAGCGGAATCACCCGACCTTTCGGTGTCCATTCATTGCAACTCAATGAATCCTTGGGTTGATTATAACGATTATACGGGAACGCTGAACCTTTATACATATGATTCGCCGACTGAGTTTGTTGAAACGCTCACCAATCTTATGGTTGCAAACGGAGCGGCTGTGCCCGGACATACAACGACATACAGGAAGCAGAATCTGGCGTTGACGAGGACCTCTATCTGTCCGGCGGTTTTGATTGAAACAGGATTTATTTGCAATCCTGACGAATGTGAGTATTTAATCAAGAGCGAAAACCAGAAGGTTATGGCTGAAAAAATCGGTGCGGCAATCGAACAATATTTCTATAACTTGGAAAGCGCCGCGACGGATAATACGACAATCGACAATTCGGAAAAAGCTGCGTTCAGCGATATTGGCGCACATTGGGCGAAGGACGCAATTACAAGCGCTTTTGAAAAGGGCTTGCTGAACGGTTATGATGACGGCACGTTCCGTCCGGAACACGCAATCACGAGAGCGGAATTTCTGCAAATTCTCTATAATATATACGGAAATGCAGGCAGCAGCGACGTTACATTCTCGGACGTGTCGGCTGACGCTTGGTATTCCGAATGTGTTAAATGGGGCGTTGCGGGCGGCTTGACAACCGGCTATGATGATAACACATTCAGAGCCAATCAGGAAATTTCCAGAGAAGAAGCCGCTGTGATGTTAAGCAGATGTGCAAACCTTCCGACAGGAGAAAACAATGCTGTGTTCCGGGACGCCGGGAATATTTCCGAGTGGGCGAAGGACAGCGTTGCCAAGATTGCCAAAATTGGAATTATGCAGGGAGACGAAAACGGACGTTTCAATCCGACCCAATCCTTGACAAGAGCGGAAATGGCTGTGATTGCAGGCAGACTTTCCTGAGCAGGAGATAAACAATGTTAAGGCATAAGGGAGGCGGCGGCATTGATTTTGCTCAATGTCGCCGCTTGTCTGTAAAATATTGTGTTTGCGGAATGTTGAGGGGTTTTTCTTAA